TGACTGTGAAGATGCAGATCGTCGAGACAGCGATCGAGGAGCTTGGATCGTTGGGCTCGCAAGCTGACTACTTGGAAGGCGAGAGCGCAGAGATGCGATGTGGAATCGAGCAGCTAAGGTCGAAGGTCGAAGAGCTTGATCGTCGAACCAAGAGAGCGTGAATCTCCAAGCATGAATCAACGAGCAGCGCAACAAGAAAATCGAGCTACGATCTCGCATCTCCGATCGAGGAGCCTAGAAGGATGTCGCATTGAGTCCACGAGCCACGCCCTAGGAGTTCTCATCCCTCCGCATACGATGTCGCATACCCCCTCGGGGGTGGGGCCGACGAATTCCCTTCGATGTTTCAAAGTGAGTAATACCCCGGCTCTTTTATTGGGGTCGTTCAGCCGAACTTCCATAAAAGCGATTTCCTAGATGGCAAGAAAATCATCAACGACCTACGAGTTCGGCGACGAGCCCAATCGCTGCTGCGCCAAGAGCAAGCAGTCAGGCAAGCGTTGCAAGAAGCCCATCGTTCCCGGTCGCAAGGTTTGCCGCATGCACGGCGGGACGGGCGGCGCTCCGATCAAGCACGGTCGATATGCCAAGGGACTAGGTCGATTCCGTGAGGCGTATCAGGAAGCCCGTCAGGACGATTCACTGCTGGACTTGAGGGAGACCTTGGCCTTGATAGACATCGGCGTGCAGAGAGCCGCTGAGCGCGTCTCAGAGCACGACACGCCTGAGTTCAGAAGACAGGCCCTCGAACTCTACAATCAGGCCCGAGCGGCGACTGACCCGAAGGAGTCGGCGAGATGCCTTTCAAATCTAGGAGAGCTACTTGAGCGAGGAATCGCTGATGACAAGGCCCTCGATCATTTAGCCAAGTCAGCCGAGCGTCTAGCGCGGAGACAGGAGAAGGCGTGGAGCATCCGACTAGATGCAGCGACTGCGCTCAATGCGCGAGACCTCGTGGCTTGTCTCGCAAGGTTCGCCGACATAGTTCTTGAGGAGGTTCCAAAGGATGCAGCAGCCAGAGTCATACGAAGGATTGATGGGGAGGTCTTGGGCACAGGTGCGGCAGCAACTCGACTCGAAGTTGGGGACTCGTCTTGACGCGCCATATCCTGAATACGTAAACGACCCGACTGGCTTCTGCCGTGAGATCCTTGGCTGGACGCCTTGGGACAAACAGCAGGCGATCGGCAAAGCTCTGGTCGAGCATCAGCGCGTCACTGTGGTCTCGTGCAACGGCGCGGGGAAGACTACGCTCGCAGCTAGGCTGCTCTTGTGGTTCATGATGACGAGGCGCGATGCCATCGTTGTCACGACTGCGCCGACTTGGCATCAGGTCGGCTTGCTCTGGCGCGAAGTGCGCGGAGCCTTTGCCGATGCTGAGTTCACGATGAAGGGTGAGCTAATGACAACGCGCTTGGACATCGGGCCATCTTGGTACGCGATGGGATTGTCAACGGACAGAGAGGAGCGCTTCCAAGGCTTCCACGCCAAGGGCGCAGACCCCGGCGGTCCCGGCGGCTTGATGGTTATCGTCGATGAAGCCAGTGGCGTAGCGGATCACATCTTCGACGCCATGCGCGGATACCTGACGAGTCCGAACTGCTATGTGCTGTTGATCGGCAACGGCAACAGGCCAGACGGAGCTTTCTTTGACTCGCATCAAAAGGGCACATGGCAAAGATTCCAAATCGCAGCGCACGATGTCCCTGCCAACATCATCAGCCGTGGCTGGATCGAAGAGCAGTCTGAGTTCTACGGCGAAGAGAGCCCCCAGTATTTTGTGCGCGTGCTCGGCAAGTTCCCGCCACGAGGTGGCGACTACCAGCTTGTGCCTGAGTGGCTGCTTGAGTCAACCTGCGACACACCGCCCGAAGACGCGAAGGGCAAGCACCTTGGCCTCGACGTAGCTCGCAGCGGAAGCGACTACACGGTTGCGGTCGTAACGATCGACGGTCGAGTGGAGTCGGTGAACTCGTGGCAGTCTGATGATCTGATGGAGACGGCGAAGCGCACGATGATGAAAGCTGACGAGTGGGGCATTGAAGACAAGAACATTCACGTAGACCTCGACGGTCTTGGCGCGGGGGTCGTTGATCGAATGCGCGAAGCGGGTCGAGGCGTTGATGCTGTGGACTTTGGCTCTCGTGCTCGTGGAGATTGGAACTGGCTCATCGGCCACGACATCAAGATCTTGAACAGGAGAGCAGAGCTTCACTGGGCCTGCCGCATGGCTTTGATGAACGGGCACCTCTGCGTGCCTAGAGAATGGCGCAAACATCTGTGGCGTCAGATGAGTTGGACTCAGTACGAATACAATGAGCGAGGAATGTTGAAGATGGAATCGAAGGACAAGATCCGAGCGCGTCATGGTTCGAGCCCTGACTACTCGGATGCGATGATGTTGGCGTTGAGCAGAGCGAACTCAGGCTCAAGGATCTTTGTCATATGAGCGACTCGATCGAATGCCCTGAGTGCCGAAAGATGGAGACGCGAGTCGTAGACTCTCGGCCTTCGTATGAGCGCGGCTCAATCCGTCGAAGGCGCGAGTGCCTAAGCTGCGACTATCGCTGGTCAACCTTCGAGGTAGACGCTGACCGTCTACGCTTGTTGGAAGACCAGATGAAGCAGGCAGCGATCAGGTCTCGCTCTTAGATTTCTCCTTCAACTCAGCGCGGCGCTGTCGGGCCTTGTCATCAGCGATTGCGTTAAAGAAGAGAGCCATGCGTATATCTTCGATTGGGAGCATCCACCCAGAGCTGTCGTCATTGCATTCGATCATCTCTAGAATGTTTAGCGTATCTTCGAGCACCTTAAGGGTGGCTTTTCTAACTTCCTCTGGATCTAGGGTCAGATGGATAAAAGGATTTTGATGCGACATAGGATAGTGAGTTAGGTTTTTGGTTGTTGTTGGTTGGTTAGTTAGGGCTCTTAGATTTCTCCTCAGCCAACATGTCGATGGCGACCTCTAGCTTGGCAGCAAGGTGTGAATGAAACGCGATCGTTTGGTTAAGCTCTTCAGCTTCTTTCTGGAGATAGTCTCTCTGCACAACATTTGTCTCGACCGAATGGTTAGACGAAGTGAGCTTGTCACGTAGAAGAATCATCTTCGTCTCGTGATCGTCAATCCGTGTGACACCTTGCATAATCAGGTCTATCGCTGCGCGTACTGTTTCGTGAGTGTTCATGTCTTGGTTTCCTTTTGGTGTTGGTGTCGTTGGTTAATTAGGGCTCTTAGGCGATCTCAGCCACAATGCTGTTGGCCTGTATCACCTTAGCGATCACAGACTCCTCGGCCTTCTTCTTGGCCTCTTTGATGCTCCACTCGAAACCGCGACGGCTGTAGATGTCGTGGATGTCCTCGTCACCCTCGGCTGTGCACCAAGCCCATCCTCCCGAGTCCGTGCGATCAAGCAAGAAGAACGTCTTGCTCTTGTCGTAGTAACCTTCTTGATTTCTGACATCTGTTTTCTTGCCGTCCCAAGAGACTGCCTTGTGAAGCGTGATCTCAGCGTACCGCCCGAGGTCTTTGGGAAATTTGCAGCCTCGCTGTCCATAGGAAAAGCGACCACTTGTGATTGTTGCCAGACCAGCAAGGGCTTTGTCCTCCTGTCCACCGAATCCTTTCTTAACAGCATCAGCGCGGTAAAAGCGGATCGTAACTTCGCCGCCTGTAGTGTTGGCCCACACGATGTTCGGTGTGCCGTCAGCCCAATCTTCCCTCTTCGTTTTTGTCAGGGTGGTGCTGAAGGCCTTGCCGACGATGGAGTCAGGAGCGTTGACTTTGATCTTGGCTCCGATCGGAAGAGCGTCTAGAGCAGCTTGAGTTTTGATTGTGATGTTCATGTCTTGGTTTCCTTTGGTTGGCGTTGGTGGTTGGTTGGGGTCTCGTTCCTTTCGATAGATAGATAAGAACACAAAGAGGAACAGGAGTCCAGAATAAACTCAGAAAAAATATATCGCCCCTACTGAGCGTCCTGAGCGGCTTTTGCGGCCTCGTACTCGGCAACCTCTCTCTTGAATCGTGCGATCGTGTCGGGGTCAAAATCGATTGTTGAGTAGGCGAGAGTCCACTTGGCAGACAGCCCGTCCTTCTCGATCAGGTGGAAAGGCTTGGGGTCCAAGCCGTTGCGGTAGCGATCCTCGGCGGTCTCGCGCTCTAGCTCGGCTGCTCGCTTCGCTTCCTTCTTGTCAGCGCGGCGCTGTCGGGCCTCGTCGCTTTGGACCCTGCGAGGAGTGACGTGGCGGCAGCTTGTGCATTCCCAAACATTGCGCTCGGCCTCTACCTCGTAGACGAACTCGGCATCTCCGCAGTCAACGACTCGAAGCTCTCCGTCTATGGTCGCCTCCTCTCTAGCCTCTTGGATCGAGCGACCGCCACAGCCGTCGCACCACTTGCGTCGATCGCCACAGAGTAGGTAGCTCGTGCGCTTGGCTTCTCGGATAGCGCGATGGCGTTGGTCTGATGAGATCCAGCGCTTCCTGACTTCTTCGGCAAGGTCTTCGGTGTAGCTCTTGATCGTGTAGAGAGTTCGTTCCATGTCTTGGTTTCCTTTGGTTGGTTGTTGTTGGTTGTACTAGCGAGAAGAGACTGCAAGTTCTACGAGGTCGGCATAGTTGCCAAGTTCGTCGTGATCGTTCTTTTGCATCCACTCGTTGAGAAAGATGGTAAAGAAGACGGGCACGTTGTTCTCACCTCTCTTGGGTAGGTCACGCTTGGGAAGAAGATCGACGGCCCTGCTGAATGCGTTGGCCTGAATCGTGAAGCGCTCCATTCGGGGAGTGACGGGGAGAAGTGTGTCGTTGAGGTTGGTCATGTCTTGGTTTCCTTTTGGTTGTTGTTGGTTGGTCTAGCGAAGGGAGAGAACGTGTGAGAACTCGTAGCCTTCGATGAGCTTCGAGCGGTGGTTGATGACGCGAACGAGGTGGAGCTTCTGGCCACGGGGGCGGCGGCAGATCAACTCGGCGACAACGCCTTGCTCTTGAAGCCAGTCGGCCATGTTGCCGTGACCTTCGGAGCGCATGGCCTCGATGGTGTGCGTCTCGGTGATGACGTAGTCGATGCCGTTGACGTTGATGGTGGCGTTGGCGTTGATGTTGGTGATGTTTGAAGTGGTCATGTCTTGGTTCCTTTGGTTGGTTGGGGTCTCGTTCCTTTCGATAGATAGATAAGAACACAATCAGGAACAGGAGTCCAGAATAAAATGAGAAAAAAATGAGGAGGGCCGAAGCCCCCCTCACCGTCCTCTGGAGAACCACCCCAGAAGACTCAACAAAAGGAATCAGGTGGTTGTGTAGTGGACTCCGTCCTGCTGCTCCTGAGAGCCCTGCTCGACGGCCTTGAGCCCTTCAGAGGCAGCGTACTGCGCCTCGCAACTCTTCGGGCCTGAGCCCTTGCAGACCGTCACGGTCTCGGCCACGGCTGTGCCGTGATGCGTGTCGATGTGCAAGATCTCTACGTCTTTCAGGTAGCCGCTGCGTGTGCGCTCGTCCGGGCCGTAGCTCTCACCGCAGTTGTCGCAGTCTTGAAAATGTGTCATGTCTCTTTCTCCGTTGGTTGTTGTTAACTGATTAG